TACCCCAGACCCCCTATTGATATGACCTGTAAGAAAGACGGGCACCGCACCGATTATTCACATTCGTATCAGTAGCATTAGTGTTGCAATAGAAGGCGAACAAGCCACAAGAAAAGTCATAACCGCCGCCGAAACGAACCGATTTGACCATGTCCGCGCCTGTGCATATTGTCTTATCGCAAAAATCAGTATCTGATGCGCCGCCGTTCTCTGTCGGCAAGGTTGCCCACGGATATGCTTCATCAAGACCCAATTTTCTGACAAAGCCTATCATTGTAGCATTATAACCCAGTTTCGCATAATCGTCTGTAATAGCCGTACCGTATGCCGCAAGTTTGTCTGTTACAAAATACTCGTAGCGCCTTTTCAGCACACCTGCAAGCCATGTGTATTTGCCGTACAGGTTTTCAATGCCCCTGTAAACGAAGTCACTTCCTTGGTCTTTAGGTGCTGCAAACGAACCTGACAAATACCCAACTTCATAATAGATGTAATTTGTTACACCATTTCTGCCGATATTTACCATGAATTGTTCTTTATTGTGAATATCAACCGCCCCGCCGTCAAAGGTAATCTTCAAAAGGTCAACACCTTTTGCTTCATCTTTGCCGACAACTTGAACATTCGTGATGTTCCTGATTGCGTATGGACCGTTCGTTTCATCTTTGACATCACAATCACCCGTTACATCTTCAGCAGCTATGCCGAAAATTGAAATTTCCTGACCGACAAAGTATTCATTTTCGCCGTACACAAAGAATTCATTGCCCCGTGTCACAAGTGATGTGTCGGGATTATCTGCCATGACCTGCTCTAATGATACATACATATAATCAGCAACATACTCTGAATCCGCTGCATAGAACACTGACTGGCTGTCAAGTGTTGCAAATTCAACAATGAACAGCGGCACAAGCACATCTGAATATTCAGCAATATCAAGCTGATGCCAGTTTGTACCCCTTGTCTTTGCGTATTCAACCGCCCAACTATATGCAAAGTCTGCTGCCATTGCTGTCGGGGTTGATTTACTGTCAAGGATATTTTCGTTGTCATTTGTCGACAAAAACGCTGCAATGTAAATGTGGTCAAGTTCGGTGCCGTCTGCCGCAATAAAGGGCTTCGGCAGCCTGTACCTGCTGTTAATTTTTTCTTTTGAAATGTACCAGTATTCTTTTGCACCGCTTTCATCAAAATAGTGCGCAATATAGAATTTCGGTATTTCGACCATGACCTGACCGTCTGTGCCGTCTTCCTTATAATCGGGGTCATCTTCATAATGATTTACAGCACCGTTGTTTGAAAGTGTGCACCGTTTGATTTCGCTCCACGGGTAAATCGTGTCAAAATCATTTCTGATTTCTTCATCGTTATTACCCTTGAAGACCTGCGCAATTAAACCTGTTGCATCACCCACCCTTGTAAGTGTCGGGCTATGACTAGGAATGTCACGGCACACACCGTACTTCGGCACTTCGCCGTCAATGACACCGCAATCATAACTTGTTGCATCATTAAAGTAAATCATCAGGTGATGATTTACAACCTGAATTGAAGCAATTGATTTGCCCTTCAAGTTCGGCGTGGTTATCGTTTCAGCGCCGATTGATATACTTAAAATATACTCTGACTCATTGTCACTTTCAACCGTAACTTCACTTTGATTTAACTGTGCGGCTTTTTCTTCAATCTTTTCTGTGATGTGGTCTTTGATTGCATTAACCGACAGGGCTTTTGTGCCGTTGTCTGTTTCAACAACAAAGGTTTCATCACCGTTGAATTCCTCCAGCAATTCATACTGTCTAATTCGTGCCATAGTTAATCACCCCTTTATACACCGATTACATAGCGCAGCACAAAACGGGAATTTTCATACTTGATACCACAAGCGCCTGTACCCGATTTATTGTTACTGTCATTGCCTGTAATCTTCGTGTCATTGATGTAAATGTACTTGTTTGCCGCCTTTGAAAAAAGGCGTTCAAACAAGCAGAAACTCCAACCGCGACCATTATGCTTTGAAACAGCCGCCTTCGGTATGAAGAATGAATGAAAAGTCCCGTCTTTCGCTTCTTTATCAGCGTATAAACTAAAGACAAGCACAATGCCGTTTGTTTGATTTTGAACAGAAGGTATTGTGAATGAATGCGCTGCCGTCATATAGTAAGCACCTGACCACAAGATGCTGTTTGCGTTTATGTTTGCAAACTTTGTGTTCACCATGTCTGCAAAGCGCACCTGCGTTTCGTTTATGCTTTTGATGCTTTGCGCCGTTCTTTCTTCTGAAGAAAGAATTGAAGCGCTTATCGCCGCAAAAGATGCTTTCAGCGAATTGATTGTGTTGCACACACCTGCAATTGAAACAATTGAAAAGCCGTCTAATTCAACCTTGAACAACGGCATTTCGTGAAGCAATGCACCGCCCCTAATGTCACCCTGCGTGACAGCAGGTACAGCGGGGTCAGATGCGGCGGGTGTACCCGTCACAATATCAATTTCAGCGCCTTCAATACCTTCCTGCGCTTTCGTATAACGGCAAACAATCAGGTCAAAGCGTTTCATACCATTCTGACCCTGCGCAACCGTCACGGTATCTGTCTGCTGCACTCTGATATGTGTGCCTTGCAGCACAACTTCAGCATCAGGCATCTGCACAACATTGTTGTCAAGCTGCGTTGCAACAAATGTGCTGGTGTCATCACTTAACAGGTAATCATTACTGCCGATAATTGCTTTGAGCAAAGCGCGGACATCATCAGAAGTGATGTGCGGTGTGCCTGTATGACCTGTAATAATTTTAGGCATTATTGTTTACCCCCTATTTCATAAGATATTGATTGTTTTTTGTTGTTGTATTTTATAATTTTCCTTGTAATAGGCTGGGCAATCGTCAAGCCTGTAATGTAGTCCCTGCCACCGACAACATCACCGATTTCAAGTTCAATGTCATCTTTCATTGTCATTGAATATTCGTCAGCTGCATTGATTTCTGCAAACTTCTTCACTGCATCTGCTGCAAAGTCTTCTGTTGATGTATTATCATACAAGTACACCTTGACATTATCGCCCTTCGGTATTGCGCTGACCTGCGTTACAGCACCACCCGCATCACAACGAAAATAAAGCACTTGCCTTTTGTGAAGTTCACCTTTGCCAAGTGCTATCATATAGTTATATTTGTTTGTAACCCTTTTGATTTTGAAATTCACATCATTGTCCTGTGAAAATTCAATGTCTTCAGAATAATCAACAAGCGGTTTTGCGGCAAGTTCAATGAAGAAGTCATCTTCAACCCGCACCGCCTTTATACTTAATCTGAAGTCCTTTGAAGCAAGCATCTTGTTGATGCCGTCAAGCAAACTGCAATAACGGTCAAACTGAAAGCCCGAAACGGAAACGCCAGTGCTTGCGCTTGACACCCTGAAAAGCATATTTGAAAATGCGCTGTTCATAAGCTGCGCAATACAGGCATTCAGTTCACCGCTTATCGTCTTATAGTCCTGACCGCTTGCAGGTTCAATGTACTTTTTCTTCAGCATTCCCCTGAAGGTATCGCCTGTCAGCGTTTTTTTACGCTCTTTTGTGCTGATTTCAGGGTCATTGAATATGCCGCCGTATTCGGTGCCTATGCAATATAAAATATTGCCTTCAATGTGCGCTTCAGGATTATAACTGTCCAGCGCTATGCTGATTTGAAAGTCATCTGATGCACCGACATCAAAATCAAGACTTGCGCCTTCGTCTAAAAAACACAAGTCTTTTTTGTTTGCATCTGCAATTATAAACTCCATAATCAATCACCTGCCGCCGATTGTACGCTGATAGGTTCGTTGTAATTGTCCCTGATGTATTCGCCGTTTGTATCAATAAGGTAATACCTACTGTCAACAACTTCAATGTCGGCAATATCTGATACGCTCTTTGCAGTGTATGACCATTCAGGTTCAGACCGCTGCTGCAACAGCATCAGGTCAAATGAAAATTCATTATTCCATTGTACCTGCTTGTTGCCGCTGGGTATCGCTGCAAAGACCGTCTGTTCTTTGTTGCGACAATTGAAATAATTTTCAACATTGCCCTGCAAATCATATTTGTAAATTTTCTTTGTCAGGGTGTTCACTTCAAGCCTTTCACCAGCCGACAATTCACAATTGAATAAATAGGTGTAATCACCGATTGTGATTTGCGGGTTTTCACAAGCGCCGTATATATTCAATATAAACTGACTTGCAAATGCAAAGGGGTTTATCAGGGTATTTGTTGCATAAGATACTGCCTGAAGGTCAAAAGGAAAATCGCAGTCAAAGTCAACATCATATTCACCCGCCGCCTGTGTAGTAGGAACGAATGAAAGTGTTGTTGCCTTCACCCATTCGGGCTTGTCTGTTACAACCGCAAATTCGGTCTTCAGGTAACTTTCGCTGTTTAGGTATTCGCTGTTTGATGTACCTATCAGCCAGCATTCCATGTAATATCCGTTGCAGTACAATTTGCCCTTCTTATTCGCAAGCACATCTTTTTCAATTATTTCATAGGCTCTGTTTCTTGCCTGTCTTGTCTGCTGACCTGATGCCGACAGGAACAAAACAGGTAGTTTTTTTGTGACAATGCCCCTTGTAAAGCCTGTGATTTTTTCGTTTACACTCTCATAACCCCATTGATAATCACGCAAATCATTGTAAAAAGCAAAGATGCCTTCTTTGCCGAAATACAGCGTTTCGCCGTAATTGTTCAAATAGTAAAATTTATCAAGCATATTTCTTCACCAGCCTTGCAAGTTCTCTTTCATCAAATTCAATGCCCATTGTCTGAAGCGCTGCAACAACCTTTTCATATATTGTGCGGTCAATATTGATAATCGCCGCAAGTATCTTTTCAAGCGTTGTATTTGCATTTGCGTTTGACTCCGCAACCGCCGCTTTAATCATTGTCATCAGGCTGTTTGTGCCGACTACCGTTTCACTTCCTGCTTCACCTGCGCCCATAGGCTGACCCTTCGCATTGACACCGAAAATTGTCGGTTTTTCAAGGATCATACCGTTGTCCATAGCCTTCGCATACCATTCAATGCTTAATTTCGGTATAGAACCTTCAAGCAAATCTGATACCTTCCAGCCGCTGGGTGAAATGCCGAAATGCGGCAGCTTAATATCAGGAAATTTCAGTTTTAATTTCTCAAACATACCCTTGATTGCACCAATACCCTTCTTCACAATGCTTTTTGCACCGCTGATGACTGTATCAATCTTGCTTTTGATGCCGTCAAAAACATTCGTGACTGCCGTTTTTGCCGCATTCAACGGTGTTGATATAGCATTCTTGATTGCATTGAACACATTTGTCACATTCGTTTTGATGTTATGAATACGGGTTGCAATAAAGTCTTTTATAGCAGTAAAAACCGTTGTAACAACATTTTTGATTGCGTTAAATATAGGAGTCAAGAAATTCTTGATTGCGCCCCACACCGTATTCCATACGGATTTAATCGCATTCAGCACCGTTGATATAACCGTCTTGATGTTGTTTATTGCGTTACTGATAAAGGTTTTTATTGCATCAAAGGCAGCGAACACATATTCTTTGCAATTTTCCCAAATGAACCTGAAGGGCAATGTTATAATCTGAAACGCCGCTGAAATGATGCTTGCAATAAACTGAAATGCAGCCGAAATTGCATTGCTTATTTGATTCCAGATTTCAACTACCTTGTTCCACAAGCCTGTAAAAAAGTTCACAATCGGGTCAATGATGTATTCTTTGAACCACCCTGATACAGCACCCCAAATTTGCTGAATTACGCCCCAAATACTTGAAGCAAACTGCCCGAAATTGTCAATGACCTGCTGCAAACCTGATAACAATTGCGGTATTGACTGAATTATACCTGTTATCAAGGCTTCAATGATTACGGGCGCAGCTTCTACGATTTGACTTGCAATTTCAGGAATCGCAGCAACCAACGCCATGAACAGGGTGATTGCCGCCTGTATCAATGCCGTTATCGTTGATTGATTTGTCAAAAATGCTATAATTGAATCCGTTATTTGCGGCAATGCATTGACCAATTCAAGCCCGATTTGCATTACTGCATCTAACACATCAGGCAAAATATCAAGCAAAATATCAATCAATTCAGGCAATGCAGCCACCAAACCGTGCAACAGGTCTTCAGCCGCAACAAGCAACTGCGGCAAAAGTTCACGCAGCACAGGCGGAATCTGCGGCAAAATACCCTGTATCAATTTCGGCAATTGACCGAAAATTGTTGTAATACGGGGCAATAATAATTGCAGAAGATTGATGGCGTTATCAAGAACATTTGAAAGTAGCGTATCAAAATCCTGACTGTCATCCGTAAGACCGACAAGCAGATTTTGCCAAGAAGCCTTTAATGATGACAAAGAACCCTGAATTGTTGTTGAAGCTTCTTTTGCCGTTGTGCCTGTAATGCCCATTTCGGTTTGCACAATGTGTATAGCATCAACAACATCTGAATAACTGCTAATATCAAATTTTTGACCGCTTAACTTTTCAGCATCAGAAAGAAGCCTTTGCATTTCTTCTTTCGTGCCGCCGTAACCTAATTTTAGGTTGTCAAGCATCGTGTAATTTTGCTTTGCAAAACCCTGATATGCGTTTTGAATAGATTCCATAGATGAACCCATTTTGTTCATATTATCTGACATATCGGTAACTGCAAGGTCTGCTTTTTTTGCCGCCGCTGCTGTATCGCCGTTCAGGCTCTGCAATAACGCCCCTGAAAAACTTGTGACAGTTTCCATATAATCGTTTGCAGAAAGTCCCGCTGTTTTGTATGCGTTGTTTGCATAATTCAAAACAGTATCGGCACTATCTTTGAAAAGCGTTTCAACACCGCCGACTAACTGTTCATAATCTGCATACGCATCAACAGCCTGTTTTGTAATCGCAACAACCGCACCTGCACCAGCCGCCAAACCTGTCGCAATAACCTTGCCGACCTTCAGCGCTGCTGAACCGATTTTTGAAAACGCTCCTGATAATTTACCCTTTGCGCCTTCAGCTTTGCCCGTTGTTTCGTCAATAGCATCATTTGCTTCTTTGTTTCGTATAGCAAGGGTTGCAAATAATTTGAATAATTCCATTCAATCAACCTCCGCTTTTGCGGGGGTCAAACCCCTGTAACATAGATTTTGAATTATTGACCGTTGCTTCAAAATCATCAGGTGTCATTTCTTGCGGTTCGTCAATTTCAGCCTTTTTGAAATCGTCAAAACTTTGATTGAAGACCTTGTGCAAATAGAATTCCCACGCCCTGTCTTCTGATACGCAGCCCCATATTTCATCAATGCCTTGCGTGAACAAACCGTTTGAAATTAAAGTGTCTAAAAAAACAAAAGGGCTTGCATATCTACTGAATAGCAAGTCCATGAATTTAATTAAACCTACTTGATGAATTTTGAAACAACCGAAATAAAATCCCCCAGTTCTTCTTTTTTGAAGAAATTGATGATAATATCTGCAAAATCGGCGGGAGGCATTGTGCGCAGGTCATCTTCTGTCAAATCTGTTACTGAAGCAAGAAATGTAAAGATTTCTGCTTCGCATTTTTGCATATTTGCAAAGACAACACCTGCAATATCAAAAGCAACGCTTGCACCAAGCGCCATGATTGCACTTTTGTTCTTCTTGCCGCCCTGCGCTGCAAACACAGCAAGGTTTTGTGTGTCAAGGCAACTTTTCAGTTCCCTGATGCCGATTTTTGAAATGATATTACACACAGGAAAAATATCTGTTGATGTCAACTGTCTGAATGTATATTTTGTCATAGCGGTTTAACCCCTTTCATAATAAAAAAATGATTAGTTTGAAGACGGATAATAAATTTCAACAGGCAAGGTATCAAATGTGCCTTCATCTTCAAGGTCTGCATTGCATTCAAAGGTTGCAGCAAGCGTTCCCGCTTCTTTGTTCTTGCCTTCAAGTTCAAAGCCTGATGTGCAAAGCGCATTGTGCATAATGACAATGATTTTCTTGCCTTCAAGCGTTTCACCGACAAAACCGATATTGTCCCAGTAATCACCTGTTTCAATGTCAGGCTTCGTTGTAATTTTCGTATATGTGCTGTCTTCTGTTACCGTGCTTTGACCGATAACAGCAGCCTTTATCAGCTCTGTTTTGATTTCGGCAAAATTGATTTCCATTTGTGCGGCTTCGCCCGTCTTCTTGTGAAAGCCCTTTGTTTTGACAAGCACACCATCAACTTCAACCGTTGTAACTTCAGGCGTAACAGAAAACTTTGAACCGCCAGCCGTTGCGCCGACAATACTTTCTTCAAAGTTCCATGAACCCGTCGCACCGCTTGTGCCAGCGGTATATGCAAGGTTCTTGTGAATAGTACCCGCACCGAACATAATATTTTTCGGTGTGCTTGAAGTAACGCCATTTCTACCTGCTTTACTCATTGTTCACACTCCAATCTTTAAGTGATAAAGTTATTTGAATTCTTTTCAATTCTGCATCATCTTGCGCTATAACAGTAGAAGCGGCAAAGGTAATTGAAATACCGCTGCCGCTTTCTGATATGCACCTAAAATCTGCAAAATGTTGTTTGATTTTTTCGCTGATTTTCAACAAATCAAAGACTTCACCCCGTGTAAAACCGTTCAGGAAGAAGGTACCCGATTGATAGCCGTTTTCGTCAGCAAAATCATCTGTGCTTATTTCGCCGACAAAATACGGGTATTTCACCGTGCCTTGCCACCTGAAAAACTTATAGTTCACGCCGATTTTTCGCAGTTCGTCTTTAATGACATTCAGCGCTTCTGTTATCATTTAAAAACACCTCCAAACACTTCTTTAAACCCTGCCTTCAGCGCACCCTCCACGCTTTTACAGGCATAGTATAAAGCCCTTGAAGGTGTTTTGCCGTAAGTGAATACCTTTTCGCCCTTTTCATTCGTATAAACCCAGCCGCCTTTTCTGCCGTTGCCTTCAAGTGCGTATTCACCCGTGCCGAATTCTTCCCATATTGCATTTTCATCAGGTGAACCGACCTTTGCTTCAAGGTCATCACCTTTTGACTGCAAATAATAATTGAAAGACCGCTTTGTTTTGCCTGTTTTAACCCTTGTCAGGTCACGCACAGCATCACGCAGTATTTCAGCAGACTGAACAAGCCATGTTTTTTGCGCATCAGCAATCGCCCGTTTTATAACCTTTGCGTTGTTCGTGAATTCAATTTTGAAATCAGACATTCGCATCACCGCCTGTAAACTTCAAGTACAATTCAAGGTGTTTGTGTAACCCCATAGGATCATCAAGATAAAGCAAATCATACTTCAGACCGTCAATCACAACCCTTGCTTTTTCGCTGTTGATACTGAAGGTATCGTCAGCAGATTGTGTCTGAATGGCAACACCTTCATTATCTGTTATCTTCTTGTCATCAGTATCAAGAAGAAAGTGCAACTTGTTCAGGTTCGCATAATCGCAAATAAAAATATGCGTTGTTTCTTCGGTCTTCGCACTGAAGGTTGTGTACTTGCTGCCGCCGCCGCTAAAGTCAAGAAATCCTTTCAGCTTTGCAGCGTTCACCCAAGAAGGCACAACCTCCCCAATTTCGTTTTCGTGCGCTTCGTCATAAATCTGAAGAAACGCAAAAATGTTACCGCTTATCTTTGACATAATCAAAATCTTGCCTTCACATACGGCTTCAAGAAGCCTAACAGCGCAATGGGGTATCCCATAGCGGTGTTTGATGCGTCTTGATTGAAATATGTGACTGAATGCCTTGAAATCGTTTCAGACTGCACACCTGTTTTGTCCCTGTTTTCAATATCCCACTTCAGAAGGTTGATGCACCCTTCAATTACATCATCAGGGTATTCAACCTTTGTAATTAGATTTTGTTCGCAGGGGTACAATGTGCCATCACACTTCACACAATCGTCAATTTCTGTGATTTTATATAATCCCTGATTGATTGACTGCGTTATCTGCAATGTGTCATTTACGGCAATATAAGGGCTTGTGAAAAGTAATAAATTTTCATCTGAAGGTGCAACAAAGCGAATTGCCCTGTTTTGAAAATTGTTGTTTGTGTAGGCTCTGATTGCCTGTTCAATCGCTTTCATCTTTCTTTCAAGTGAAGCATCAGTCAATTCAGTTTCGCCCATCTCTTTCTTTAATTCAGCAATACTGATTATCAAATCAACACCTTCTTTCAAAAAAATAACCCACCGCATTCACGGTGGGTGTGATTATGATGCTGCAACCGCAAGAAACTTTGCAACAACAACCTTCGCTGCATTCGTGAGCGCAACACCGTAATACTTGCAAGCGGTAATATCGGTAATCTGCTTCTTCGGGAACCACTCTGTGTCAACGGTGGTATCCTTCTTCAAAAAGATTGTAAGTGCGGGAAGTTCATCTTCGGTGTACTCTGTTTCGGGGCTGTCGGGTTCAATCTTGATAATCGGATTTGCATAGTATTCAGCAGATGCAGCGTTCACCTTATCGCCTACCTTTAAGGCAGTAATGCAGTAAGGCTGAATGCTTGCAAGGTGCTTGTTTGTGCTGGTTTCGTTTGCGCTGTCGGCAACAATAGTAATAGAACCACCCGTTGCCTTTTCGTACTTAACAAGCACAACTTTCTTCGACTTCTTAACCCAAGCGCCAGCAACCTTGCCGATTGCGCCCTTGACTGCAACACCGCCCGTAAATTTATCAGCGGAAAGAAAATCAGGGTCAACAAGCATCTGTGTTTCCTGATTAGGATGAATGAAAAGCACCTTTTCAATTTCATCTTCTTCATCTTCAAACTTGCCGTTTGCAGCAACAACACCCTTGTAGCCGATAATGCCAGCGGTGCCATCGTGAACATTGTTTGAAGTGTATGCAGCGGTGATGCAATCGCTGTCAACCTTGCCGATAACAGCCTTTGCAAGCTGCGTTTCAGCCTGACCAACAGGGTTGCCGTGACCGCTGTTCACAGCCTCCTGCGTAATAGAAACAGACTTCATTGCCTTCTTGACAGTAAATTGTGTGCTTGATGCCGTAAGTTTGGTGGGCGTAATCTCTGCGCCTTCTGCAACTTCTTCAGCATCACCGATATAGTTCCAGCAAGGAACCGTCTTTGTGTCACCTGCAACACCGACAAGCGTGGTGTCAACCTTCGCATACGGGGTGATTTTTGCAAGCGCATCAATCTTCGCATCAATAGCGGGACCCATTACTTCGGGGTTGATAATATCAGACATCATTGTAACTGACATAATAAATACCTTCTTTCTTTAAGAATTCATAATTTCATTGAATTTTTCAGGGTTTTCCTGATAAAATTTGTTGCGTTCAGGATACGGCATAGAAAGCAATTCTTTCTTCGTGATGCCCTTGCTTTTGTCATCTTCTTCAGGCAACTTCTTTTCGGCATACTTCTTGCCCGAATCCGAACCGCTAAACTGCTGGGCATACTGCGTTTTAAGGCTTGAAATTGTGTCATCAATGCCTTTGATTTTGCCGTCTTCGCCCATTTCAACCTTGCCCTTCTGCTTAACCTTGAACATTAGGTAATCAACATCAACCGCACCCGCTTCCGTCAGGGCATTACGCAAAGCATTGTCAGTCTTTGTTGCCGCCAGTTCGTCAGTCAGCTTTGTGATTTCGGCTTCGTATTCAGTAACCTTCTGCTGCAAGCCTTCATCACCCTTGTTTGACTTTTTCAAATCTGCAATTGTCTGCTGCGCAGCCTGAAGCTGCTGCTGGAGATTGCCCTTTTCGGTTTCAAGGTCTGAATACTTGTTTTTGCTGGTGTATTCGCCTGAAGCAAGGTTGCCGATTTTCACCTGCTTATCCTTGTTCGCTTCATCAGCATTGTAAGCATTCACCTTTGCTTCAACCTGTGAATAAAGGTCATCACCCAAAATTGCCTTCAAAAAGTCCATAAAACCTACCTTTCTGCCTTTTCGTTTTTATATGCGGTGTCTTCCGCTAAAGGCGCAACAGTTTATATCTCATATTGCAGGAGTAATATTTGACAGTTTATATCCCGTGTCAAGGGGTGAAATATATGAAAAAAGCACCCTGTTTTCACAAGATGCTTCATTCAACATTATTAAATTTGAGCATAAGAAAAGCGCCCGTAATCAGGCGCTTATAATAAACCTTTTTCTTTCAATTTGTTGTAACACCATCTGATGTCTTCAAAGCATTCTGTTTCAGCTTCTTTGTCAGTAAAGACATCATCAAAAGACCGCTGCACAAAGACTTCATCAAAGTAATAATCAACTTCATCAATCATTGCCTTTGAAATGTTGTCCTTTTCAATCTCATATACTGCAAGCGAAATGACAATGCACATTCGGTAATCTTCACGGGTTGTTGTATTCTGATAGAACCAACTGTTTTCCCATGTGCTTGCTTCTTCACCGTCAATCAGGTATTTTGTTTTTGCGGATTGTATATCGGCTTTGAAATCAGCATAAAGGTTTAATTCTTCTTGCTTCTTTGCCTGTGCTTCCATACATCACCCTCCACTTTCTTATTTGATACAGCATTGACCTTTACACCGTATTTTTCAGCAAATTGCCGCATTACGCCTTTGCAGCTGTCGCACATACCCCTTTCAGAAAGCAATGTGATTTCATCAAAGGGGTGTTTTTCGTATTGCGCCGCAAGGTATTCAAACAGCTTTGCTTCGGAATCATAATATGTGTGTTTGCGTATTGACCCATCACTTTTGCGAACATCAATATATTTGAATTGCCTTTTGTCAGATAACGGCACACAAATATGTTTGCCTTTGTATTTGCCTGTTTCTGCAACAGCATCAATTTTACTGTGCGCAAGAAACAGTTTGTCTTTCTTCTTGCCTATATACACACCAGCAATATTGCCTGAAGTTTTATACTTGCTTGTGAAATTTGTGCGCTTTTCGGTTATTATCTGCCTGTCAAGGTCAAGTATTTGTTTCGGTGTCAGATGTCCGCTGTCAATCTTGTATTGATTGACAATTCTATACTTCTTTTGAAGGTCTTTCCATACATCAGGCGTTGCATATTTCATTTCATAGAAATCTTGCAAATTGTCAGGTGCAATGCCCTTCAGGACTTCATTATATCTCCTGAATTGCTCCCTGTCAACAGAAGATGCAGCCTTTTCAGCCCTGACCTTGCGCACCCTGTCAGGGTCATTCAAATACTTTTCTTTGAATTCGGCATAATTGCTGCATTCTATTATTTCACCCGTTTCATTGTCACGCCGTAATTTGTTGCCGCCAGCCTTGACATACCAGCGGGGCAATTCAACCATATCACAACGGCAATTGCAGCGTTCAGAAGCGGGTGCATTCGGGTCATGGGGGTACATCAGACCGTTTGAAAACGGGTCTTCAATTTCTTGCCACTCTTTATCAACCTTCTGATGCGACTCCCTTGTTTTGCCGTCAAGAACAGACCGCCAAACCTTTACAACATCAAGCCCTGACGATTTCGCAGCCCTTGCAAAGTCCATGTCTGCTTCGCATTGAATTCTGCCGCCTTCTGTTCTTGCAATTCTTAACGCCCTATACATTGATGACTGCCCCAAATTGCTGATATTTCGGGCAATTTCAGTATATGACAAATCTGTTGAAAAGCCCCGCTGTATTTCTGATATGACATCACGCTTCAACTGCGCCGTGTCAACATCAATTCGTTCAGCAAGTTTGACATCTTCGCTGACCGTTTCTACCGCCTTTACAACCTGTTCTTGATTTAACGGTGCAAAAAAGCCTTCGCCTACCCCTTGAAGGGCGTATGCTGACCCAACAAAGCCTGTTTCATAGCATTTCGCAAGGTAATCAGTAATTGTTATGTAGTTTTCAGTTTTCAAAACATCAAGAAATGCTGAAATCTGCCGTTCAAGGTTCTTTTGATATTCAATTTGATATATCCTTGACTGCGTTTCAGGTAATGCCTGTAATGACCTGATGTTCCGCTTCACATCAGCAAGCGCCCGTGTGTAATTCTTTGTCAATGCATCAATTATACTCTGTTCATTGTCAATATTGATTTTCAGCAGTTCTTTTTCACGGTCAGTCATCTTCACCGCCGCCTTCGCTTTCTGTCGGTTCGTTTGCAAGCGCTTCACTTGCCGCATTCAAATCAAGCGGGTTTTTCGGCAGCTTGTCTTTGATTTCTTCATAATCAATTTCAAGAATATCACAAAGCGCCTTCATCAGGGTTTCATCATCAAACTTTGATGCAACCGCAAGAAGCGTGTTGATGATTATTTGCTTTGTCTCTGCTTTCGTCTTTTCAATGCTTGCGTTGTCTGCCGCATTCGTGATAACTTCGGGTTTGATATTGAAATATACATCTGATGCCTTGTAGGCGGTGTCATTGTCATTGTTTATTTCATCAATAACAACCTTCACAATCTTCTTCAAAAATGCCTTCAGGCGCTTGGCAAGTTTGTTGCACTTCAGGTCAAGCAGCGCATACCTTGATTTGATGACAACATTTGTGATGTTGCCGTCACCGATTTGTGAAGAATTGAAGCCCATGCCGAACCTGTAAATGTTCTTGTCATCAAGTTCAAGTTTTGCCAGCCTTGCCTGATACGGTATATCAACCGTCTGAATATCAATGCCACCGTCAGGTTCAACACCGATAATCTTTTTTGTCTTCAGGTTCGTTTGCAGTTCGTCAAGGTTATCACCCTGAAAGCCTTTGACAATGTGTATCGGTGTATCAAAATCAACAAGGTTATTTGACAGACCGCAAGCCATCATATCATAATCATCAATCAGCGCTTTAATCGGCTTCAGGTGACTTGTCTTTTGACGGCAGCTGTCAAGCCTGAAGAAGGGAATGAACCCGAACCCGTCATAATATGTTGCAGGGTCATTTTCCTTCTTGTAAAGGATGTGAGGTCGGGGGTTGATTTTTTCGTCTTTGTCAAGTTCAATTTTGCCTTCACCATCAGTCACATAATAATATGTCTGTTGGTCATCCCAAACCTGAATGCGCTTGATTGTCTTGTTTGACTTCGCAATGCGGTCTGTGTACCAGTAAATAACATTTTCGGTGTTTGTGTCGGTATCTTTTGCCCTGACTTCAACAACACCCATTGCCTGTGCAAACTGAAAAGCAATTCTTTTTTTGGTGCTCTTGTATGCGTACATATAACCGAACCCGCCTTTGCAGGTGTCGGTCAGCGTGTCACTTAATTCAGCAATGAATTCTTCATCAAAGTATTCATCAAGAAAGCCTTGCAGTTCAGGATCATCAGAAGCAACCAGCGGTTCATCACCTGACAAGATGTACTGCACACACTGGTCAACAAGTTCAGTAAAGAATTGATGACAGATTTTGATGTTGCTGCGGGTCTTGTCTTCAACCAGTTCACCGTCTGCATTGTAATAAAAAATGCGGCTTTTCTGAATATCGTGTTTCCCATCATAATAATTGTGACCTTCTTCTGCCGCAAGTTTCAAGGCGCTTTGCTTGTCTTCGTTTATTAAATTTAGGATTTCGCTTTCGTTCAGCATTGAAATCACCCCTTTATATCAACCATTTTGTCTGTCTGATGTATTTTTCAAGCCCGTAACGCATTGAGTCCATAAGGTGGTTAAAGTCATCAATCGGCACATTCAGCTTGTTGCCGAATTTGTCTTTTGCCCAACTGTAATTGCTGACTTCGGTTAAAAAGTTTACACAGCGGGGGTGTATGATGATTTCAAAGTCCTGTATGTACTGAATGCCGTTGTTGATGCTGTCTTTGCCCTTTTTTGCGCCTGTAATGCGCATACCGTAACCCCGCAATTCGTCAATGCTTTTCGGCTCTGCGGAATCACCTGTGAAGCGGTCTTTGTTATAACCCATCCTTGTGATTTCTTCGTATATGCGCCGATTTGACAAGCCCTTCTTGTATAGTTCATCATACACATATATTTTTTTGTTTGCTGTGTCTATAAAGCCGATAAAGGCGGCGGTGGGGTCATTCGTGTAACCGAAATCAAGCCCGAACCCGTCTTCTATATTGTCAAAGAACACAACCGCTTCTTCGGGTTTTTCTTCAAGCGCTTCAAACGCTTCTTTTGTCATCAATCTGAAGGGCATTTCCTTCCAGTTCTCATACACAAGCCCGTCTGTTATGCCCCAGCCCCCTAAACCTGCAACAGCGTATCGGCGGGGGTTGTTCTTCTTCATATTTTCAAAGACCTTCAAATCTGCGGCATCAAGAAATTCATTGCAGGTGTAGTTCGTTGTCATTGCAAGAATTTCACCGTCTTCTGATATGTCGGTCTTGCGCTCTCTGTATATAGGCTTGCCAGCGGTGTCATAGCCTGTCACTTCATCAAAAAAGCGGTGCTTCAAAAAGTGCCGTTCATTCCACGGGTTGAAGGTGATTGTGATTTGTTTGAAAAGCGGTGCGGGTATTTCACCCCTGATGCTTTCATCAATCATATCAAAATCAGTTTCATCAAATATTTCATACGCTTCTTCAATCCACGCCCAGCACAAATAGCCGACTTCAACTGTGATTGATGTTATCTTCAGCGCATCATCAAGACCCCTGAATAGTATTTTTTGTCCCGTTTTAACATTCGTGATTTCAAGGGGGTTTTCTTTTGCAACCCATACACCCTGAAGCCCCAGCCTGTTGACCGCCCACTTCAAATCGGTAAAGCAGCTGTCTTTCAATGTGCGGTATGTTTTACGAATAACAAGAAGATTTGCGCCGCTGTATTTCGCCTTCGATAAATGACTGATGTACCACAAAGCCGTTGTCTTTGATTTCTTTGATGCTCTGCTGCCTTTGCAAACCCTGTACCTGCCTTTGAAATTCCAAAAGACCTTGTACCCGCCGCCGACAAAATCAGACATCTTGAAAACCGCATCAGACTTCTTCGTCTTCAAGGTCATCAACAATCACTACCTTTGCGCTGCCTTCAATGTTCACTTTATCGCTGAATAAACCGTAACGCTTGCCCAGCAATTCAGCAGCTTTGTTCACATCAGAAACCCTTGTGTCTGTTTCAACAATGCAGGGCAATTCATCATCTGCTGTGACTTTTCTGCCGTCTTCGTCAAAATATGACTTGCGGTGCCGTTCAGATGCAACCACCTGTTCTTTGACTTCACGGCGCAAAACAGCTGTCAGCGTTTCAAGCACTTCTTGCTGTGATGCAACCTTTTCAGATTGCCTTGCGTTCATCAATTCTTGCATATATTCTTGAATTTCGGGTTTCTTCAGGTTTTCGTGTCCTATGCAATAGGCAGTCTTTTCAGAATAACCCGCCCTGATAGCAGCCTGTGTTGCGTTCAGGTCAATCAGGTATTCATTGCAAAACGCTTTCTGCTTCTCTGTCAATGCCATTGCGCAACACCACCCTTCTATATGCAATCGGCATCTTTGAAGGCTTTATACATTTTCGGTGCCTGAATAGCAAACCAGTCAATCATTTCTTCGTTTGTTGCCCATTGTTCAGTATCAGCCGAACTGACAGACAAGCCGCTTTCATACATAAATGCGTGTGTGATTTCGTGCCTTTTGACCTTCTTTGCATAATAGTCAAGGTCAGCAAGGCGGCTTTCATCTTTTTCAAATGTCTGCATATCAAGAACAACAATGCGCTTGATTGATGTGTCGATGTACCCGTCACAATCTTTCAGATGCGGGAATTTCTTCACCGACCCCTTCAGGATTTCATACTTCGTGCCTAAAATGTCAACCTTCATCAGATAGTCCCTCCAAAAAAAGCAATTCGCCCGTCAAGCCGATAGCGCAGTTATTACCATAGCGGAGCATTACACACACCCAGCCGTTCATAAAGTTCAAAACAAAAAGCGCCCCTGATGCGGAGCGCCTGTGTTTTCCTTCAATGCACCTGCGTACACCGTCAGAAGCATACGCAAGCGCTATTTGAAAGGAGGAGCATAATGGCTACCTGTACGAATGCGCAACGGAAACAAGCCTTGCGGCTTTGCGCATTTTGCATTATGCCTATTATATTATATTTGATATTTTAGGGGGTTTCAATGCGTAAAGTGTATCCAAATGTGACATTTGTTTCATCTTTCAACATACCCTACAATCATTCTGTAAACCGACTCCCTTGTGTAGTTCAATACCTGCCCGATTTTCTTATAATTCTGATGATACACAAAGCGCCTGATTGCAATTGCCCTGATTGTTTCGTCTTCAATAGCAAATATAAAGGCATTCAGGGCTTTCAGTTCTTCACACACTCTGTGATATTCAGCTTTGATGTTCGGGTCAATATCAAGGCGCTGCATTACCTGATTTTCAACAACATTGCTGATTGTGTTGCTTTGTATCGCAGGTCTTGATGTATCAACCCCGCTGATTGAAGAAGGTATGTATTTGATTTCAAAAAATTCCTTTTGCTTCAGCAAGATGTAATAATTATCAAGGCGCTGCATTGTCATTTCAGGCACCGTCATCACCACCTTCTTCATCAGCGTGTACGAATTTGCCTTCACAAAAATCACACATCACACATCAACCTCCTTGATTGAGAAGACACAAGTGCCTTTTTCAAGCCCCCAGCCTTCATAGATTATGTATTCAATGCGGTAACGCTTTTCAATAATCGGGTGTCTGAAGGGCTTGTCAAGGACTTTGTCATACGGTATAAATTCAATCATATCACCGACCTTGTAACCCCTGTCATTTTTTCTGATTTCAAAGGTTTTCTTGCCTGAATAAACAGCATCAATATGCGGGCTTTGCAATTTGATTTGATGAACCGTGTTGTCGCCTATCATTGCCAGCGCATAGTCAACTGTTTCAATCAGGCTTTCAGCCGAATGTCCGCAAAAACTGTGAATTTCTGACCGCATCAGATTTTTAATCAAATTCAATTCTGTTGTCATTTCATCAATGCTTTTCATTTCGCTTCACCACCTTTGCTTTCTGCTTCAGATTTGTATTCTTCTTCAAGAAACTTTTGCCATTGCTCTGCTCTTTCAGCAATGATTTCCTGCGGGTCAAAGTCTTTAATCTTCAAATCATTGAATTTGCAGAATTGAAAGATTGCATTGCATTCAAAGGTTGCCATCTGCTTCGCAAACACATCAACCTTCATCAGTTTCAGGTGTTCATAATTCGTGAACCCCTTGTGTTCGCCGTGCGGGTTGTACCCGCTGCCCTTCTTGAAGCACCCGCCCAAAATGTTATGGTAACAAAGCGCTTCTTTGCATTCTCTGATACCTTCGATGAAGGGGCAGGTGTCAGGCACCCTGCCGTAATCGGTATCCTTCTTCTTGTCTTTTTTATAGCCTGATGCTAAACCTAAACACATACTGTTTAACTCCCTATCAAAATAATAAATAATGCAATCATCAGAATTGCTGTAAATTTGTACCACTTCATAACTGCGCCCGTTATCGGCTCATAGCACCGAAATTTTCAAACCCCGGCGCATAATAGTTTTTGAAGCGCTTGACATCACAATAGCCTTCATCATTAAACGGGCAGCAGTGACATCTGAATAACAAGTCACCTTCAATTTTTGATGCCGCTTCATCAATGCACCATGACTTTGTGAAGGCATCAAGAATTGTTACCGCCCTGAAGGGCAAATCTGTGATGTGCGGTTCAGGTGGCTGTGCAACCGTTTTTTCTTCACGCTTTTCAAGATATGCAATAAAGCAATCAGCTTTACCTTCTGAAACGCTGTATTCCATACCAGTCACCTGCCAGCCGTCATCTTCGGCTTCTTTGATTTTTTTGTTAAATTCATCAGCATCGCTATCAACTTTGTCATATACTCTGATGACTTTTCTTTTCTCTGACATAACAACCTCCTTAAAAAGTCACGCATACATTCAATACTGCGGCGGCAAACCAGTACACCGCCTTTTTTATATCGCCGCTGAAAGCGTAAACAGATGCCGCACCGACATCAAGCGCAATCAGAAGCAACGGGAAAAAATATTCTGCTTTCATTTTGTTCATAAAGCCTCCGTTAAAAGAATGATAATTGATTTGTGATAACTTCCTGATGTTTCGGCACAAAGATTTTTTCTTTCACTTCAGCGCCGCTGCCGATTGCGTTATACTGCTGGCGCTTGCTGAAGGCGGCAATCTCTTTGAACCTGTCATCAGGCATTGCATATTCGCTTATGTAAACAGGCACAACCTGATGTTCAGCCCATTCATAAAACGCATTGTGGTCAAAACCACCGTATGACCCGCACACCGTGTCTTTGTACGGTATGTCACAATAAATGATGCCTTCTGTGATTTCAAATTCATCATAACTTTTATTGTGAATTTCAAGGGTTTCCAGCCCGTCAAGGCGCTGCAAGCGTTCAATGTTTTGCAGCCGTTCAAGGCTTTCAATGCGTTCTAACCCTTCAAGGCTCTGTAATTCGTACAGCCTTTGTTCGCTTTCAAGGTTATGCTCCTTGATATAAGCTGAATATGCAAGCCGCCGCAATCGGCGGTTCTTGATGTCTTCATATACAGGCAATTCAAGACCGTAATACTTTTTGAAGCCTGAAACATCAAAGAAAAAAATTGCATTGTGCAGACAATGTTTCCATTTCTCTAACTCTGCGCCGTACATATAGCCTTCACCGCTGTTGCCGAAAGACCAATTGTATTTGATATACGGGCAATCTGACTTGCGGTCATTGAACATCTGCCTTGTAATGAATTCTGATGTGTCAATGTACTTGTCAATGCCTGATACCGCCTGTTTGAACAGCGTTGCAATATCGCCTATATCGTTATAAATCACTTTACCGTACTTCTGCGACAGGGCAGCGCAATGTGTGATTGCACCGCCGCCGCCGAAAAGGTCATATAATCTTGTTGCTGGAGGCAGTAAGGCAACAATGTCATCTGCAATACCTGATTTGCTGCCTAAATAACCGACACCCCACCTTGCTATACTGCATCACCCCACTGTTCTGCCATTGCTTGGGCTATGCCTGGAAAGGTTTTGCTTCTGTTTCTTGCACGATTTTTTGTAAACATACCTCTGTGCTGTTCACCGTGTTTTTTTGAATATGAACCGCTTGGACACCAAGTGTTTTTTGCTTCAACAATATTTGTTGGCACTAACGGTTTAACACCTTTTTCCCAAAGCAATGTTAACTTTGTAAAAGGATGTCCAAATTGATAAGGCTGTATTTTCTGCGTTGGGTCTGGATACTCAAAAATCTTACTCGGTGTTGGATTTTCAATCACAACTTTATCGCAATCGGCATTATAAATTGTCATAAACAATGCTTTACCGCAAAGTCCTTCATAATATCTTTGTAAATTCAATTTATGACCTTTCCACAAATGCCTTGCTCCCGCATTGCTTGTTTTTGTACACGGCGGAAATGCAATTATCATATCCCACCTGCTGTCAATCTTATGTACTGTGCCGTCACAGGTTTTAAAAGTACAATTACCATTTAACAGCGGTATTACATCCTGCTGTATATGCCATTCAGGGTGTCCGCCGCTGCATTCAATCACATCACAACTGAATGCCTTATGCCCTTTATTTCTAAAAGCCATACATACCCTTTGGCTTTCTTCACACGCTACTAATATGTTCATTTGTAGTAATCTGACTCCTTGTAAATCTTGATAAAATCTTCAAGGGTCAAGACAGCAACCCATTCACAATTGTTGCGGCGGTGCATCACAACAGGTATTTCGCCCTGCTGGGCATCAGCCTTTGCCTGTGCAAGCGCATCATACAGGCGTAAGCCTTCATTGCGTTTGCATTCAATGTGAATGTTTGGCAAGCCGACAACATCAGCATCACCGTTTGCGCCGCAATACTGCTGCCCCCTTCTTGTATCAAACCCAAGATTGCGCAGCAGCTTTGCAAGTTCTCTTTCACCCGCCTTGCCCTTGTTTCTGCTTCGTTTACCTGACATAATCATCACTCCTTCAAATACTGCCTTCAAAATCTTCTTTGTATGCCTTCTTGATATTGTCATCTTTAATAGCCCAAGTCAGCACAAGTTTGAAGCGGTCTTCACAATCAGGGTAATCCTTCAACTTTTTGCAATATGTATTCAAGGCATATTCCCTGATATACTTTGACAATTCGCAATATTCAGCAACAGTCAAGGTTGTTTCACCGAATAACCTTCTTTTTTCGTCTTCTGAATAATCGGCAAAAGAAAAAGTTTCTTTTGACAGCGTGTAATTAGTCAGTAAGTCAGCAATATTCTTTTCTCTATTCTCTTTATCTCTTGCCTCTATACTCTTATCTCTATACTCTGTGTTGCAGTTTTGTGGCAATGCTGTTGCATCTTCGTTGCATTGCAACGCTTTTTGTTTTTCCCTGCACCTTCTGCTTCTGATTGTGCTTGATGCTTCGCTGCCTATCATATTTTGAACATCAGTCATATAAACAGTTTGGTCATCAAGCACTTCAATCATCTTCAGTTCAATGAAAATTTGCATTGCCGACTTCACAACATCAACATTTGTGTTTGTGATTGTCGCAAGCATTTCTTCATTGTAGGGAATAGCATCAGAAAAGCGCAGGTTGCCTTCGTGCGTTACACTTTCAACAAGCAACTTCAGATAAAAAAGAATATAGTCCTTGCCGTTTGGCATACTCTCAATTATTCTGATTTCGTGCCGCTTGAAAAAATCTTTGTGCAGCTTTAACCAGTAATATCTCTTTTCTGACATACCGCATCACCATTCAATCAGCGAATACCTGATGTAATTGACTGGTTCACCGAACCTGTTTTTTGTGCTTTCAGGCTCTTTCTTGAAGGTGTACCCTTCTTTTATCAGTTCGCTGATGCGCTTTGGTAAACAGGCAACGCCCAAATCGGTGTACGCTTCCCATGTGGTGATGCTGCCGAACCTGCGTATATATTCAATAATGCGGGTGCGCTGATTTTTCTTTACCTTCATAATCAAGCCCTCCCGAATGGCAAATCGTCATCATCAATGATTTCTTCAAAATCGCTTGCATCAGCAGAAGCGTAATTCGGCGCTGCCGTATATTGCGGGGGCTGTGCGCTTGCAAGCTGCGGGTTGCTTTCGCTCTTGCTGCCGCAAAATGATGCTTCATTCACAACAACATCAACCGCCTTGCGCTGTTCGCCGTTCTTGTCGGTGTAATTGCCTGTCTGAATAGAACCCGTCAAGGCAATCATCTGACCCTTGTGGAAATATCTGCTGATGAATTCAGCGGTGCTGCGCCATGCAACACAATCAATGAAATCTGCCTGTCTTTCCTGATTTTTCGGTGTATAACTGCGGTCAACAGCAATCTGAAAGCGCAGTACAGAAACATTTGAAGGTGTGACCCTCAATTCAGGTTCATAGGTCAAGCGCCCCATAATAGCAACAACATTCATTATTTGTCCTCCGTTTCAATTTCTTCATCAATTGCAAAATACTTGCCGTAATGTGCAATGAACCAGTCACGCTTCGCCGCAAGTTCGGCAATTTCGTTTTTCTTCTCTTCAATTTTGTTGTTGAATTTGTCAACAACGGCGCTTTTTTCAAGGGTTAAATCAGACTTCATTGCGGGTATGATTTCATACTCCCTTGTGTTTTTGTTGTAATAAATGAATTCAATTTCGGCGCTGCCGTGATAATCCTGTTTGAAAACAGCAATCTTGATTGTCGGCAGTTCTTTGAAATTCACAAATTCAACAATCGTGCCGACAAAGATTGTGTCACTTCGGTAATCGTTACCCTTGTGCAAAATCTTGACCGCATCACCGACCCTGAATTCATCAATGCGGCGGCAGGTTGACAGGTCAACTTCCATTTTCACACCGTTTATTTCAACAATTCGTTTTTCGCTATTCATCAGAAAAGCCCCCCCATTCTGTGGTAATACTTCTTGTCGGGTCTTGCCGTCATAAACTTTCTGAAATTATGAAGCCCTTTTTTGTAGGTCTTTCTGCTTCTCTGCTTGTGTTTGTTATACATATAGTTCAACTCCTAAAATTTGATTTATTTGTGCATCAAGGCTTTTCACAATACCTTCACAATCACCGAAAGCAGCGTGTGCCTTCCAAGATTGATAACATTCATTAAATTTTGATAATTCAACCTTGCCTTCAACAACAAGCTGCGCCATTTTCTTATACTTGCGAAAGGCATTTCGCTTGTTTTCGTTCTTGATACGGCAAAGCACTTTACCGTCTTTGATGTAGGTGTGAAAGCCGAGAAATTTAATACCTTGCTTGAATGGCATTATTTGCGTTTTGCCGTTCAGCGTTAAATTCAAACTGTGTATGATTTCTTCAATCTGAAGAAGGCATTGTTTCAAGTATTCTTTGTCCTGATGTATCAGGTAAAAATCATCCATATACCTGCCGTAATACCTGATGTTTGTTTCTGAAGCCACAAAGCCGTCTAATTCGTGCAAATACATTAAAGCAAACACCTGACTTGACTGGTTGCCTAAAGGCAGACCAGCGCCTTCTGTGCTGTCAATAATCGCATCACACAGCCACAACAAATCAGGTTCATCAAAATATTTGCGCAATAGCCCCTTCACAATGTCGTGGTCAATCGTATAGAAAAACTTTGTCACATCTGCCTTCAAAATATATCCGCACATACCGTGTTCATCATAGAAGGCTTGCATCTGCTCTTTCAGGGTGTTCAGCCCGAACAATGTACCTTTGCCCTTCTGCCCTGCAAAATTATTCCTGATGAATACATCTTGCAGTTTTGGCAGAAGCACATTATCGCAAAGCGAATGTTGAACAACCTTGTCCTTGAATGATGCCGCTTCAATCAAGCGCTGCTTCGGCTCATACACATAAAAACTGTTATACTTTGTAACTTGATATTCTTTGTTTTCAAGCATCAGTTTCAATCGTTGTATGCCGTCAAGCGCTCTGATTTCAAACTGTGCGGCGCTGTTGCGGTATCCTTTACCCGCCTTCGCCTTCTTGTATGCTTTGTATAGATTGTTAAAATCACATATCTTTTCAAAATCTGTCATATATCACTTTTATTGCAACGGTCAAAAGAAAGGCGGCAAGTTCGTTTGAAAGGAATGTACTGATTTCGGCTTATAGCGTACTCCGTCTGACTTTTTCCCAAATCGCACGAACCCCGTTGTTGTTGTTACAATTGTTGTTGTTCATATTACCGCCGCAAGCAACGCAGCGAATGTGCAAATTCAACCTGCCGCCTGTGCTGATTATCTTTGTTTATCCTTTGACCGCCATGCAATAGTCATAAATTTTATATCAGTAACAAGTTTTGACCAAAAATCAGCACTATTTGATTGAATGATTTGCAAATCAAGGCACATTTCAATATAAAAAAGCAGTTCATCACAATACAAAATTGCTTTTGTCTGCAATTCATTTCTTGTCGCTTTGTCGGTCAAAAGCGTTCTGTTCGCTTCAAGCAAATTTTCATATATTTTCATTGCCTTGTTTTGCATCTTGTCACAAAGCGTAAAGCGGTATTTTTTAGGAAACTTCTTGCAATTTGAAGTAACCCTGATTGTATGAACACACAACTTTTTCGCCTTGATGATGACCTGCAAATCACCTTCTTGTTTCATTGATATACTCCTTATTCAGATACAAAGATATTAGATTTGAAGATGCAAACCGCACGAACCCCGAAGTGGATGCCACAACCGCTGATGAGCATAAGACCGCCGCAAGCAACGCAGCGAACAGCGTACTGAATATCACGGCGGGGTGTTGAAACTGCATTCGCAAGCCACCACCAGTCATCAACTTCATACGGTTCTATGCCTTCACTATGTTTGCGGTATTGCACATCAGTCAGAAGACCTGTTTTGCGGGTAATTGAACCGTAATCCTTTAACCCGTCATCTGTTGTCAGGTCAATTTCAAATTCACACATATTATCAGCGCCGATATTATCAGCAATTTTGCTTTCAAAATCATCAAGAACCTTCAGCACGGATGCATTCGCAAGGTTGTTTGTGTCTTCGTCAAACTGCGTATTTTTAGCAATAAAATTCCTTGTCAAACAAATTGTTGCGCCGTGATTGTCCTGTTCAAGTACAATGAATTCTGTATCACCGATTTTGAAGGTTTTGTACTGCTCAATGTCGGCAAGCTGCACTTTGCTATGCTCTTTTACAATCTTGACTTCGTAACCGAGCACCTTTGTGATTTCTTCAATTGTCATTTCTTTAATTTCGTTCATAATATAGTCCTTTCGTGTTAAAGATAGTTTTTACTGAATATCTGCCTGAATTTATCTTTTGACCAGCCGTATCGCTTCATTGCCGCCTTCTGCCCTTCTTCGTGAAGGTATTGCATTTTGTCTTTGTTGAAATGCACCCCTTCAGGCGGTTCATTGTGGCAATCGTGATGCAATCTGACCTTCAGACCGTAATGTTCACTTTTTTTGCGGTTCGCACCGCCGAATATATGATGCCACTCCGTTGCGCCGTACCCGCCGCATAAGAAGCACACATCATCATCTTGCTGTAATATTGATTTACTCATTTGACCACCCCTGCATCAGCGTTGCAAGTTCACTGGGGGTCATTGTTGAAATACCGACAGACTGACAGTCCTGCACAACCATATCAATTAAGCGTAACATTTGCTTTGTGTCATAGGTGCTTGACCCGTAATACAGAATGACATTTGTGCAGCCCTTCAGCTTGCTTGCTGTCTTTTCGGTCTGCCACCCTATGCCGTTATGTTCCCAGCCCTTCGTTAAATCATCAACCGCTTTGTCAGGCACACAAATAATCGTATTGTTGCCGCCTATGTGCCTGATATAACTTCTGTATATCTCAATAGCGGGTATGTTGATTTCTTCGGCAAGTTTATTCAGCAGCACCCAAAAATACGCATTTGCATCAAGGGAGCGCCTTTTCCTGAAGCGTACAAGGCGGCAGGTCAGGTCAAGGTCTGTCAACTTTTCTGCTTCGGCAAAGATGTTCTTTTCGGTTTCAACCGTCAGCCTTGCCGCCCCCGTCTTGTAATCTCTTGTAAGGTCAATAATGCGGCATCTAAAGTCATCCATTTTTCAAACTGCTCCTTTCGGGGGAAAAAACCTTCTTTCAGGCATTGCGCAAGGTATGTCAATTTCGGCAAAAAGTCATTCTGTATAAAAGCATCATTCGGTTCAATCTCATAGAATGAAAGCCTGTCAGGGTCAATGTCATTGAAAAAGTTTTTGTAATCACCGTCTGTCAAGCCGTATGCGACCACAAAAGCCTTTTTCAGCCCTGCCGCAAATAACTGAACCCACACCTGCCGTTTGTACCGTATAGGCAATTTGAAGCCCTTTTCAAAGCGGTATGTTTTCACTTCAAAAATTGTATCTTCTGAATTGCCGTCAAGGTTCACCCGCAAACGAACATCAGGCAACCTAATTTGCTTGTCTTTTTCGGGTGCTTTTATGAAGTCAAGTATTTTGTGTTCATAATGCGTACCCGCAAGCATTGCTTCATTCGTGAAATTGTTGCTGTTGAAGGCTGCCTTTTCAAGCCACCAGTTTGCAAATGATGCTGTTGACCAATTGCCGATTATGTAATTGACATCTGATGCGCCGAACCAGCCGCTTCTGTCTTTACTTGCTATCATTGCCGTTCAACATATCGTTCAGCGTTCTTTCAAAACGATTGATTGAAGTGAAGTATGAAAACAAGCCTTTCATTTCTTCAATCGTCATATTGTTGCGCTGGGCAATTTCGTCTTCGCTGATGCCCTGCTTCATTAGGGTTGTGACCTTTTCAAGAATGCGCTCCTTGATTGCCTTTAATGAATGCTTGCTTAAATCGTCAGCAACATCAGTAATATCATCAATATCTTCTGACCATAAGCCGAACCCCAAGCCCGTGCGAATTGCAACACCTTTGACAAATGCCCTTTTCTGCGCATTGCCCAAGCGCTGCTGGGTCAACGAATTGTCTTTCACAGGGTTTGACCCATTCATCAGCGGTTCACGCTGAACAAATTGCAAGTCATCAATCGTGACCTTCACGGCAACTTCATAACAATTGTTTGTATTGCCATTCTTATCGGTGAAGGTCTTTTCGCTCATAAACAAGGAACTGCCGTTTGCATTCGTCAGCGGTTCAAAGTCAACATATTCAGCGCCGTGCTGATGCAGAAGGTCAACACATACCGCCCACGGCAGATAGTCTGCGCCATCTCTTTTTTTGATATACTGCGACAAATCAAGTTCACGCAGTTCATTGAAACCTTTTAACATAAACTATCAACACTCCTTTTGTAATGTTCATCAAGGCAATCTTCGCAGATTTCATCACCTTCAATTTCGTAATAATTTTCATAAATTTCACCGCCGCACAAATCGCAGGTGACGGTGACATTGCACCCATGCGTCTGACGGCAATTGTCACAATCAAGTGCGCCAGTGCAGCCTACCCCGTTACAACTAATTGCCATTGACTGTTTCACCGCCTTCTTCAGGTGCCGCCGCTTCTTCTTCGTCTTTGTAGCGGCACTTTTCAAAGATGCCTTCAATGCGCTCCAGCGGCAAGGTTGCGTTTGTGACATCAGCCCACATATCAACTGAAGCGCTGCCCTTTTCAACATCGTCCGTGTGAACAACAACACCAACAGCAAGCCTGTCTTTCTTGACCCTGCACAAAACCTTGTCACCCTTATTCAAGCCCGTGAAGGCGGGTGCTTCATACAAGTAAACCTTTTCGCTGTTCGGATGTCTGACAATGACAAGCCCTGTCCATTCATTCTGCATATTGCTCCTCCTTTAATACACTTAATACAACCGCATCAATGTAACACTTTTGCATTTCGTACATATCTGATGCAGTTTGCGCCTTGTGCGCTTCTCTGCGTTCTTCACGCTCTTTTTTGTCTGCAATCTTGAATACAATGCTGCACACTACAAAAGCAACGAACCCTGCCGCCGCAAACGGTACAAGCGTGAAGCATAATGTCAAAATCAAATCAATAAATTCTGCAAGCATAATTACACCGCCTTTTCTGTGATGCCTGTTTCTTCAAAAAATTTCTTGCGGTTTATGTAGTAATTCCACCTGCCGTTGTTATATACGGCATAGCCGAACCCGAACCGCTTGTCCTGCAACCCTTTTCTGACGAATGCGGGGTTTTTGTGCATTAGCACCGCCGCTTCTTCAACCTTCAGGGTTTCTGTGTTTTCAAAAATAAATATCACGCTCCTTGCTTTTTGCGGTGACATTTGCTATAATCAAGTATGATTTGGGCTTGATGTATAACAAACATCAACCTTGCCGCCTGTTTATCGGGCGGCGCTTTTTTTATTTGTCGGCATACATTTTTTCAAGTTCGGCTTCTGTAATACCCGCTTTTTTTAACTCTTTGCCCCGCTTCTCATAAAAGCGTAACTGATACAGGCGCTGTCGGCGCTTATACTTCAAGCGCTGTTCTTTTTCAGCAAGTTTGACATCTTCGGATTGACTTAATCTTTCAATTTCAAACTCCACCTGTTCATCAGTTAAAAATTTATCGCTGCTTTTCATTTTGTCATTCACCTTTCTGTTTTGTTATTCATAGACCTAATTTAACGGCACACAATATTGAAATAAGCAATGCGGCGCCAGAAAGCATCAACGGCATAATATCAAAAATTGTGTGTGTAATGCTGTTCCGCCTTATTTCGTATGTCTTTTTTTGCAGTTCAAGCGTTTCAGCAGTCATTGCATCAATCTCCTTCAAGCCGTCATCAATTTCAATGTTGTGCACGTCCTGTTCTGCCGCAAATTTTTCAAGCCGTTCAATGCGTTTGAATATACTTTTGATTGTTTTCACCTTCTTTCTTTTTCATATAGTTTGCCGTTTTTGGCTAACCTTCAGGGCATAAAATAATAAGGTTAAGCGGGATATGTGATAATTTTGAAATCATCATTGCCTTGTCAACTGGCGGTGTGTTTTTGTACTTTTCCCAGTTCTTTATGGTTGTAACAGAAACATTTAGCGCCGTTGCAAGTTCGCTTTGCGTTAACCCCGCATTCACCCTGCAAGCCTCTAAAGAAATAAACGGTTTCTTTCGCATACCGAACCCCCTTTCGTTTGTGATGTCTTCATCAGTTTACCACTTTCGGTAAACCTTGTCAACCCCAAAAATGAAAACTTTTTGTCCGTGAATAAAAAAATGTTGACTTTTTCGGCAAACCCGATATAATATATAATTGTAGAGGTGATAATATGAAAACTGAAATGGAAATCAAACTGAAACAAGAAATCAAAAGGGCATTTTCATACAATCTGAAATACTGGTTGAACAAACGCAACCTGAAGCAAATTGACCTTGTAAATCGTTTGCATCTTTCAAAATCAACCGTATCACAATGGCTGAACCCGAACAGCCGCAAGATGCCCAGCACAACTACGCTGAACAAAATTGCAGAAATATTAGATGTTGATTTGTCTGATTTATTAGAAGACAATGTTGCTTCGTTCAAATTTTCTGATGTTGAAAATATTGCACCCCTGCCCCGAACAAAGCGCCGCCCCCGTTTAGGTGTCATTGCTTGCGGTGAACCTATACTGGCGCAAGAAAATATTGAAGATTATGATGATGTGCCTGAAGATATGCAATGCGACTTCACCTTGATTTGTCAGGGTGA